AACATCTTGAATGCTTAAAGCATGACGTGCTAAAGCGTCACTAAATAAGTTTAGCGTGTGGGCGCGATAAGTCCAGCTCGCAACTGACCGAAGCGAGCAAAATGGCCCATCTAGTGAGCAGTAACTCCCCCGCATACCGTGCTGGTGCAATTCCAGCGTGGGCCTTTAGTCATTAGACTAACAATTCAATTCATATCTCGTTAAGCCTAGTCCGTGCGACTGGGCTTTTGTTATAATTACGGCTGAGGTGAATTGAATGGATGGAGTAAACGATTTTGAATCATCAATAACCAGATGCTAAACTGACTGATGAAGCTAACCGGGCAACATTAGAATCGTTGGAGGTGCTTAAAAGAATTGAAATGAATACAGAATATCTAAAAAACATCGTTGATCTATTAAGTGTCAGCAATGATCATCAGAAAGAACTTAATATCATGGTGCAAGATATTTTAGGTATTGCTAAAGCACCAGATAAAGAAGAAGCTCAAAATAGATACAGAAGTGTCATGAAGAAAATTGGAGATTTTAGTACGATAACTTCATCAGCTTTAAACATCGTGAAGTTATCGTCTTTAGCTTCAACAGTTTTACAGATGGTTATGAGTTCAAAGTAGGGATGAGCTATGTTAACTATTTATTTATTAACAGCATGTGTAACGTTGCTGATCATATTAGCTATGTTGATCGTTGTAGCTAAGAAATTCCGATAATATCTAAGTCAGCTGTAATAGGCTGGCTTTTTATTTTGCATAAATGAGGCAAAATAATGTTATCAACTGAGCAAATTAACAAATTGATAGGTGTTGAAGAAAGTTATCAAGTATCTTTTTTAAGCTGGATGAGATTTTGTATGATAGAGCTAATAGCATATTGATAGAGCTATGACATAGCTTGATAGAGTAAATATATTGGAAACAGTAGGGATGTAGTTAGTAGCTGCATTCCTTTTATTTTGTAGAAAAGAGTGATTAGATGAAAGTGATCGAAGTGCCTATTGATCAAGTTAAGCCGTACGAAAACAACCCACGGATCAACGATGATGCGGTGCAAGAAACGGCTAACTCTATTAAAGAATTTGGGTGGCAACAGCCAATCGTAGTTGATAAAAACAATGTTGTCATTGCAGGGCATACACGTTTGAAAGCTGCTAAGAAATTAAAATTGAAAAAAGTACCAGTTGTGATCGCTGATACGTTATCAGAACAACAAGTCAAAGCATATCGTTTAGCTGACAACAAAACCGGGGAACTAGCTGATTGGGATGTGTAATTACTAGACATTGAACTCGATGATATCGTTGATTTTGATATGTCTGATTTTGGATTTTATGATATGGAAGACGAACAGTCAACATTTAGAAAAGTCATGGCACAAGATAATGATGCTCCACCTTTGTCTGAAAGGTTTGGAGTATTTCCTGGATCTATTCTTGATACACGTCGTGGAGAGTGGCGATCACGTAAGAAACAATGGTTAGATTTAGGAATCGCTAGCGAGGTTGGGCGAGAGGGTAATTTAACTTTTGCCAAATCACTTGATATGGGTGGTGCAACGGGTGGAACATCAATATTTGACCCTGTTTTGTGTGAATTGATGTATAACTGGTTCACTCCGCACAAAAACTCTAAAATCTATGATCCGTTTGCTGGTGGTAGCGTTCGTGGTGTAACTGCTTCAATTTTAGGTCATGAATATACAGGGATAGATCTTAGAAAGGAGCAAGTTGAAGCCAATATTGAAAATGCTAAGCAAATAGGTGTTCCTAAGGATATTACATGGATCAATGATGATAGTTTGAATGTTGATGATTATATTAAAGATAGCAGTCAAGATTTATTATTGACTTGTCCTCCGTATGCCGATCTTGAAGTATATTCTGATGATCCGCAGGATATATCGAACATGAATGAAGCTGATTTTGATAAGACTTATGTTGAAATATTGAAACGTGGTGCCAATAAGGTCAAAGATAATCGCTTTGCTGTAGTCGTTATTTCTGATGTCAGAAGTAAGAAAGACGGGCATTATAGGGATTTGCAGGGACTAACTAAAAAGGCATTTAAAGAGCAAGGTTTTATATTTTATAACGATATTGTGTTAGTCAATGTTGTTGGTTCGGGGGCCATTCGGGCTCGCCGTAACATGATAAATCGAAAAGTAGTTAGATGTCATCAAAATGTTTTAGTGTTCTATAAGGGAGATACTAAGCAAATTAAGGAACAATTCCCAGAAATCGAAGTGGCTGATGATCCATTAGAAGAAAGTGAATAAAAGCTTGGATAATTCCTTGAACCACCTATACTCTTACCTTAAGCTTACAGTGTACCAAGGAAAGGAAGGTAAGATAAAATGACAAACGAAACAAAACAATTGAGAGACCAAGCAGAAAAAGGACGCATGCTATACAGAAGTGGTAACGCAACAATGGAAGAAGCTAAAGAATTGGTTATGCCTTACATTAACCACTTCAACAACCGTTCAAAAGAATTAGCAAAGAAATTTAACCAACGTCCAAAATTGATCAGTTTCAAGAGCTTTTGCCGATAGGAGAAATGCTATGAAATCTATCGCTAACAAGTTAAAATTAAAACTTCAAAATGTTCCTTTAAAAGAATTTAAGCCAAGTAACGACGGTGCACGTATTGTATTTACTGATGAAAACGATTGGAACGATTTCGTATACTGCCTAAGAAATAACTGGGTCAAATGGGGACAAGGAGACATCATCGGGTGTTCTTGGAATAAAAAACATAAATTTGTATATATTGATTTTAGATAGTCAAGGTTCGACTCCTTGATTTATCTATTGGCATATCCTATCGGGAAAATAAATATAAGGAGTGCCTACTAAGCCGAGCGCAGAGTTGTAACGAACTAAAGCGAACGGCTTTTTTTGTTGCTGTTTTTTAGGATGAATGACTGGAGCTCATAACTCTAGTTGGAAGTTCGAATCTTCCCAGCAGCGCTATAACTTGAAAGGAGGTGACGTTACTTGAAATGGCAAGAGGACAATATAAGAAGTGGCTGAAGCAAGAAAATTTATTATTACTGCAAGGCTGGAAACGTGATGGCCTGACTGATGAACAGATCGCTCATAATATCGGGATTAGACGTGAGACATTGTATGACTGGATAAAGAAATACCCTAACATATCCAACGCCTTAAAAATGGGAAAAGAACAGGCTAATTTTATCATTGAGAATGCACTGTTCAAAAAAGCCAAGAATGGTCACGTCACCGCACAGATATTTTGGCTCAAAAATAATTGGCGTGATAAGTACAACGATAGCCAGTTATCCGTTGAAGAAAGAGAATTGCTTAAGCATCGTATTAAAGACTCTGAACTTGATACAAAAATCAAAGAAGCCAAGCTTAAGATCTTGCAAAGTGAGGGTACTAATGCAGAAGATCACTTATTAGAATTAATCGAAGCAATCGAAAAGGAGGACGACAAAGAACATGGCACTGACCAAGGTATTAACAGCTAAACAGCGAGAAGTGTTACATGCTTATCGTACTCAAGAATTTCGTTTTCTGATCAATTCGGGTTCTGTTCGTTCAGGTAAGACGTATATTGATAATTACTTATTTTTGCTTGAGTTGGATAGAGTCAGAAAGCTAGCAAAACAACTGGGGGACTCAAACCCTAAATATATTCTCGCTGGTGTATCGTCAGGTACGATCTATACGAATATTATTTCAGAGCTTGGCAATCAATTTAGGATAGCACCTAAGACTGATAGATTTGGTCATTATCATTTGTTAGGCGTTGAGATCGTGCCAGCTTACACAGGTTCTATTCGTGGTATGGCGTCTATACGTGGTATGACCAGTTATGGTGCTTACGTTAATGAAGCGTCCCTAGCAGATCAGAGCGTATTTCAAGAGATCAATAACCGCTGTTCACGACCGGGAGCACATATTATTTGTGATACTAACCCAGACCATCCCGAGCATTGGCTCAAGACGCAGTATATCGATAAAGAAAATGATAGCGGTAAGACGTTGTACTTTAATTTTAAGCTTGAAGAGAATACAACGCTTGATCAAAGTTATATCGAAGGTCTTAAGGCGACCACGCCAACCGGGATGTTTTACGATCGTTCTATTTTAGGGTTATGGGTATCAGGTCAAGGGCTTGTTTATCCGGAATTTGATAGACGTACAATGACAATAAGCAGACAACAAGCGTTCGATGAAACATACGAGCGCTTTTTTGTTGGCGTTGACTGGGGGTTCAATCACAAGACTGTATTCACGGTAATGGGTTATCGTGACGGCGTGTACACGTTAATGGAAGAGCATGCTGCTAGTTATGAGCAGATCGCTTATTGGGTAGATGTGGCAAAGGATATTAAGGAGCGGTTTGGGAACATCCCTTTTTATTGCGATACCGCCAACCCCGAACATATTTACGATCTGAGTCAAGCTGGCATTCGAACAATGAATGCCAACAAGAATGTCTTGAACGGTATCGAGTACGTAGCTGGAGCAATGCATAATGGTAAGTTCAGAGTCGTTTATGATGATTGCCCACAGTTTCGTAAAGAGATCTATAACTATGCTTGGAACGAAAAAACGGGCGATGTTATCAAGAAAGATGATGACTGTATGGACAGTATGCGTTATGCAATGTATAACGACTATTTAGATCATATGGATGAAAGTATGTCAGTTGAAGAGCTGGCTAAGTTAAAGAAGGTGATGTAGTGGATAAAGTAAACGAATTCGAATTTGGATTAGGGAGCAATGCTAAATCTAGCTTGTTCCCTTTTTCTGTGCAAAGCAATATTCATTATCGTGTTGATTCGCTAGACGATTTAACAGCTAATGGATACAAAGTGCTATTGGATATTTTGCGACATTTCCAAGAGTATCAGATACCACGATTGAGCGTGCTGGACGATTATTCCAAGGGCCGAAACACAGCTATTTTTGGTGGTGATCGCCGCAAAGATGACAGCAAGGCTGATTACCGAATTGCACATAATTTTGGCAAACTGATTGCTCAATTTGTAGCTGGGTACACAACGAGCGTACCGTTGAAATATAGCTTGCCCGAAGATAAAAAGCTCGAGAAAGAATTGCTAACATTCAATAAAGCTAATGACATCCCTACTTTAGACAATGAGCTAATGTATGACGTTGCCAAGTACGGGCGTGCTTATGACATTCAGTACAAGACCGAAACTGGTAACAAGATCAAGCAGGCTAATGTGTTTGAAACGTTTGTGATTTATGATACGACGATTGAGCGTAAGCCAATCGCAGCAGTGCGGATCGTTGAATCTGGGTTTAGTGGATTTTCTGAAACTAAGTATCTAGTTAGCTTGTATACAGCAAGTGAAATCACTCATTTTAAAGAATTGTCGTTTGGGATGTCTAGTCTAGATGTCGATCGTGAAGAAAAACACTTCTTCAATGGCATACCTATCGTAGAGTATCAGAGTAATCGTTATCGAACTTCATGGTATGAAGATGTGTTACCGCTGATTGACGCATACGATCAAAGTGCAAGCGATACAAGCAATTACATGACTGACGTTATCAACTCATTACTTGTGATCAGTGGTGATTTCAGCACAGCAGGCAATAACGTGTCTGATCTCATTAGGCAGATTAAACGTTATGGTGTGCTTGGCTTACAAAGTGGCTTTGACCGCAATGGTAATTCAACGAGTATTAGCGCTAATTACATCAGTCCCGAGTTTGATAGTACAGCTAGCGAAAGCTATAAAGAACGTATTCGCAAAGATATTTTCAATATCAGTAACATCCCTGATATGAGCGACCAAAACTTTTCTGGTAACGCAAGTGGGATCGCTATTCGATATAAGATTTTCGGCTTTGAGCAAGCGATCGCACAGACAATGAACGCATTTAAGCGATCGTTGGCAGATAGATGCGAGTTGTTATTCAAGCATGAAAACAATCTGAATAATACTAAGCGTGATTTACCTAATGTCACGATCGAGTCAACGCCTAATCTGCCTTATGCGGTTAGTGAAGAACTTAAAATGCTTACTGATGCTGGCGTCCCTGTATCGAGAAAAACAATGTACAATCAAGTGCATTTTACCAACGCCGAGATTGAAGAAAAGAACTTGGAAGAAGAAAGCGAATTAGAGCTTTCAAAAGTCGTAAATGACAGCTTTAACGGTAAAGTTGGTGTAATTACACCAGACCAACAAAAAGAACCGTCAAACAACACGAAAGACGGCGATTTAGATGGATAGCAAGGAATACTGGTTAAAGCGTGAGCAAGAGCACGCTAAGCAATTACGTAAAGATGTTTCTGATAAAACGCAAGAGATCATGATAGAGTATAAGCGCACACTTGATAATATCGAAGCCGATATTAATCGCAATTTTGTACGTTATGCTAAAGACGGCAAGATGACAATGGCTGATGCTATGAAGCTCGCTGATAAGATGGATGTTGTGCGATTTGCTGACAAAGCTAAGCAGTACGTGCAAGAAATGGATAACTCACCACAAGCTAATGCTGATCTAAAGCTTTATAACTTGAAGATGCGAGTAAGTCGTTTGCAGTTGCTTAAGTCTGAAATTTTTCTTGAGATTGATAAGCTGGCAGGTAAAGTAAACGGCGAGACATGGCGGCATTTGGAGAAGGTTGCTAAACTTGAATATAAGCGTCAAGCTGGTATTTTAGGTAAATTTTTAGTGTTTGATGATCGTAAGGTAAATGCGTTAGTCAATGCTTCGTATAAACTAAACAATGGCTTTGTTACTTTTAGTAATAACGTGTGGCACAATACTGAAATGCTGAAAGCACGCTTAGGTAATGCCCTAAACAGTGCCATTTTACAGGGTAAGAACCCGAACGAGTATATCTCCGAGTTCGTCAAGATCTTTAATGCTCAACCTTATCAAGTTGGAAGGCTGTTAATCACTGAAACGGCTAGAGTGCAAGGTGATGTGCAGTTAGACAGCTATAAGCAAGGTGAAATCGAATGGTACGATATTAGCTATGAAAGTAGTGCGTGCAGAATTTGTAGGCGAGCAGCCGCAGGTGGTCCATACAGATTTGATCGTGCTGTTGTCGGGCATAATATGTACCCGTTTCATCCTAATTGTCTATGCTCGATTATGCCAGCAGAAGAACCAGTGGGCGCAAGTAAACACAGGAAGCAGGATAAAAAGAAATCGGGTAAAGACTATATAGATGATTTGATGAATACTATTGATTTAAAAACAGCGTCACCAAATGATATAATCAAGTTGGGCAAAGCATTCAATGATCACTATAATGTCACTGATAATATTGGTGATAAAGATAAGTTGAAAGAGTTCTTTTCCAATTATCGCCAAATGGGTGGTATAGTCCCCAAAGAAATGTGGGCGAAAGGATCGAGTGTTGTTGTAAAAAAACAGCTATCAGATGCATTTTCATACTATCCAAAAGATTGGGTTGATTATGTGGCAAATTCTGGTAAAAAGATACTTGCTCGCAGAAACCTTGAGCGTGGTTTTTTTGTTAATGGTGCATATAAAGCCAATGGTAAAGGATATGCTACTAAATATGAAAATTATTTAGATGGATACTTTACCATTGTATCAACTGGTGTAAGGAAGACCACACCGTTTCACGAGATAGGTCATATGGTCGAATATTTTAATTCAGATTTAGTTCGCATCGAAAAAGAATGGGTCGACAAGCGGACAGAAGGTGAGAAACCAACACGAATGATTGATATTTTCCCTGGGAGTAAATATAAACCAAACGAATTTGTAAAAAAAGATGATTTCATTACACCGTATATTGGGAAATATTATTCTCATGGTGCAGAAGTCTTTACTATGGGACTTGAAGGGATGTTTGAACCAACAGATTTAGTAAAGGGTGTAGGGAATGACGGGAAAATGGTTTATACAAGAATAACTGACGACCCAGAATTTCTTAACTTGATAATAGGTTTATTTTTGAAGGGATAGGTAACATGAAGACAAGAGATGATAGCAAAGTAATTGAGAGAATGAAGTACTTCAATGAAATTTTAGTACCAAAATATGAAAAGCAATTTAATACATCTTTAGAAGATATTTGTCTTTGGGATCCTCTCAATATAACAAATTATCCTGAAGAAGTAGAAGCTGCGATTGTTAGGTTAGAAAAGGCAATCAAGGATAATCAAATCTTACTAGATGAAGACGGTGAACCACTAGAACCCCAATCCGAAGATGTAATTTATTAAAAAGCATTCAGCAAAAGTTGAGTGCTTTTTATTTTGTCTTTTTTCGATCGCAGACGTTAAAGAACGATCGTAACACAGTTGTATAAGGATGTTTAGAGTGCGTGTACTTGGAAGCTAAAGCTTGTGAGTGGGCGCTTTTTTTATGCTCAAAAACGTGTTTATGGAACAAATTGGAGGTCAATTTTTATGAGTGAAGAAGCAACAGAACAAGAAGTAAAGCAAACAGAAGAACAACAACCATTCAAGTCTTTTGCGACACAAGCAGAGTTAGATAGTTACACAGACAAGCGTATCAGTAAAGCTTTAGATACCGCTAAGGAGAAGTGGGCTAGTGAACTTGATGACAAGCTCAAAGAACGTGAAGACAAAGCGAAAAAGCTAGCTAGCATGACTGCTAAAGATCGTGCAGAAGCAGAGCTTAAAGATCGTCAAAAAGCGCTAGATGAACGTGAACACGAACTCAATATGAAAGCTTATCGTATTGAAGCTCAAAAGCAACTTGAAGAAAATAAGTTGCCAGCAGATTTAGTTGATCTAGTGCTGACTGATAATGCTGAAAATACACACGCAAACATTCAACTGCTATCTGAAACAGTTGATGAGCTAGTCAAAGCACGAGTTGCTGAACTATCTAACACAAGTAGTCCAAAAGATAGCGCAGGCTTTAAAAGCAGTGATCAGGTGAATGGTGATGTTGCTGCGTTTGCACAGAAGAACAGATTAATTTAATAAGGAGGGCTTACAATGCCACAATCATTTGATCCAAATAACGTAACAATGCTACAACGCCCAGATGGTACTATTCCAGAAAAACATGCACGTTTGACTATTGAAGATGTCATTCAAAATTCTAAGGTAATGCAACTTGGAAAGTACGAGCAGATGGACGGCTTAGAAAAGAAATTTGATGTCTTCGTTAAGGGTGGCGGAGCTTACTGGGTAGATGAAACTCAAAAGATTCCAACGACCAAGAGCGAATGGAAGACAGTAGAAATGCGTGCTAAGAAGTTAGCCGTTATTGTTCCTGTCTCTAAAGAATACTTAAAATGGAGCATGAATAACTTCTTTGAATTCATGAAGCCAAAGATCGCAGAAGCTTTCTACAAGAAGTTTGATGAAGCGGTGTTGCTTGGTAAGAATAACCCGTTCAAGCAATCTCTTGCTAAGTCTATTCAAACTGCAGGTACAAATATCACTGGCTCGATCGATTATGATACGATCTTGGATCTTGAAGATAAGCTTTACGAAAACGATATTGAACCAAATGCGTTCATTTCTAAGGTGCAAAACCACACAGCTTTGCGTAAAGCAGTCAAGACAGAGAATGGTGTCGCAACTTCTTTATACGATCGTGCTAACAAAACGATTGACGGTATCGTAACAGTGAACCTTAAGTCAGAACAAATGCCTAAAGGATCATTGATCGCTGGTGACTTTAATTACTTGTACTATGGTATTCCTGCTGGCGTTGAGTACAAGATCTCAGAAGATGCACAGCTATCCACGTTAGTCAATGAAGATGGCACACCTATCAACTTGTTTGAACAAGACATGGTAGCTTTGCGTGTATCTATGTACGTTGGCGCATTAATTGTCAAAGACGAAGCTTTTGCTGGCTTAAACATGACAACAGATGATAATGTATCTGACACTATGCCAGGCCACGGAACAAACTCGACTGATCCAGATGCAGTGAAGAACACGAAAAAAGCTAAGCCAAAAACAAATGAATAGCAGGTGATCTAATTGTCAGAAGGAACAATGAAAGTGATAAACACGGTCAAGCTTCTGGCAGGGATCACAGACAACAAACAAGATGATGTCATTTCTGCATTAGAAGAGATGACACGCAATCAGCTTTCTATGATGGTGGACGAGCGATCTGTTCCGCCACCATTAGAAGCTGTTGTCTTGCCTGTGACACTTGCTAGATTTAATCGCTTAGGAAACGAAGGGATGCAGTCGTATTCGCAAGAAGGCGAAAGTATCACTTATCCAGCTAGCGATTTTAACGAATATGCAGACGTGATCGATCGGTATAACACTGAGCGAAAACGTGGGCGGATCGTGTTTTTCAATGAAGGTAAGGCTGGTGCGTAGTTGTGAGATTTAACAAGCGGGCCTTATTTAGAAAGAATGACCTTGATGGTGAATTAGTTCCCGTCAATTTGACTTCAATGGGAGCTAATCAACAACAGCTCGTTTTTGGTAATGTGAAACAAGAACGTGTTGTTGCTCGTTTTCAGCGTCCTATGAGTGTCAGAACGGGTTATTTTACTGTCAATGATAAAACGTATCAGATCACTATGAATATCACGTCAGAAAGGCGCACAGCGTTATATGGAGTTGAATATCATGGGAGATTATAGAGTCGAGATCGAAGGCGACGATAAACTAATTGACGCCTTACTATCTAACAAAAATTTAAAGCAAGTTAAGGCTATCGTTAAGAGTTCAACGATCAATGTTGCTCGTGGTAGTCAGCAACTTGTACCCGTTGGTTGGGGGAAAAGATACCCGGTCAACACAAAGCCCCCAAAAGGCTATCGTGGTGGTACGTTAAAGCGTAGTATGACGCAGAAGATTATTAGCGAGGGCCTAGAAGGTCAAGTCAGCTATGATACTGAATACGCTGCTTATCAAGAGTACGGAACACGTAAACTTCCAGCTCGGCACTATCTGAAAAAGCCTTTTGAGAGCGAAAAAGAAGTGTTTATCTCGAAACTGAAAGGGTTGGTTAAATGATAGACCCATATCAAGAGATTTTTGAGAAGATTATAGAATTATCAAATGAATCAGGATATGCGACTTTCGACTATTTACCAGATGAAAGTCAAGCATATCCTTTTGTTTACGTCGGTTATCAGCAAAATATCGATAGAATCACTAAGACTCGATTTTTAGGTAAAACGCATATTCAACTTGATGTGTATGCAGAGCATAATCGTCGATTTGAAGTGTCAAGGATCTTGAATGATTTGTTAAATGTGATCCAGCATCACAGAAAAACGACACATTTTACGTATACAGTCGTAAATAGTGAAAGCCAGATCGTTGGTGATAATACGACAGATATTCCGTTGATTCATGGGATTTTAGAGTTAGAAATTCAATACAGTTAATAGGAGTGTGACTAAAAATGGCAGAAAATATTAAAACATTACATGGGAAAGATACTTTTCTCTTTGTTCGCAAGTTGAAAGATGCTAAGACAAGCGAAGGCAAGTTGATCCCGTTTCAAACGTCATTAAGCTTTGGACCTAGTCGGGACTCAGATACGACACAAACAAAGTCAGGCCCAGTGACAACTGCAGGCGGTATCGAAACGGATCTAAGTGTGGAGTTTATCAATAACACATCTGCTATCGTAGATGCTTTACAAGATAGTTTGTTCGATGGCGATAAGTTAGAGTTCTGGATTATTTATACAGGACGAAAGAACGCACAAGGACAGTATTTCTCGTTCTATGGTCGTGCGATCGTATCAGAAGATAGCAATGATAATGACGTTGATGATCTATCGACTCGTGAAATTTCATTTGGTGTTGATGGCACTCCAAAACGTGGGTGGACCACATTACCACAATCAGCGCAAGAAGCTATCGAATATGTTTATCGTGGCTTAGAAGCAATGGGTGAAAATGAAACTACTGGTACAGCTTGGAAAGAAGCTGACGCTGGGATCAATACGGAGGGTTAAAAAATGATTTTGAAAATTAATGAAAAAGATGTTGAGTTAAAATTCGGTGTTCGCTTTGTACGTGAATTAGATAAAGTTGGTGGTGTTGATACTGGTAGCTTTAACATGGGAATGGCTTTGACTAAGGCTATTCCAGCGTTACAAGCGTATGATCCTGTGGCGTTGAGCAACGTTATCTATGCTGCTTCTTATGGAAGTACGCCCCGACCAGCGATGACAGAAATTGATGATTTCTTAGATGGTTATGCGAAGATCGAGAAACTATTTGATGATGTCACAAAAGAAATGTTGAAAGCCAACGCTGTGAAAGTTGCAGCAAAAAACCTAAAAGCCTAGATAACCAATCTGGAGATCAACAGTATCATGAGATAATGTTGAATTCGTTGGCTTATCTAGGTTTTTCTGATATTAGAAAAATCGAAGATATGACGTTTGATGAGTATAATTTGCGAATCGAAGCTTATCAACTTAAGCAGATAAAAGAACAAGAAAAATTGGCTTTGTTGGCGTGGTTTAATCAGACGGTTCAAGCCACAACAGGTAATGCTAAACATCCAAAGCCTAAATACAAGAAATTTACTGATTTCTTTGATGCTATGGAAATGATCGACGTATTGCGTGATGAGTTTGAAGAAGACTACAAGCCACGTACCGAAAAAGTCAAAGAGAAAAAACGTCGTGATCTTATCAATGCTAGATTAGCTGAATTTGAACGATTGAGGAGGGGAAGTCATGGCACAAAGTTATAGTATTACTGCAATTCTTAGTGCTGTCGATCGTGGCTTTTCTTCCGCAATGGATAAAGCTGCTAAATCTACTGAATCGCTTGGTAAAACTGTTCAAGATAAGATGGGTGGCATTGGTAAAGCAATGACTTATGCGGGAGCGGCTACAACTGCTATGGGAGTTAGCGCTCTTAAAGGTTATGGTGACTTTGAATACTCACTTAACCAAGCTGCAGTCATTGCGGGTGGTACTGCTAAAGACATTGATGGATTAGCTAAAGTCGCTAATAAAATGGGTGCTGAATTACCAATCAGCGCTCAAGATGCTGCAAATGCTATGGTTGCTATGGCCCGTGACGGCGCTTCTATTGAAACAATCAAACAACGATTTCCTGCTATCGCTAAAGCTGCTACTGCGGCGGGTGCTGATTTAGAAACGACAGCATCTGTTGTTCAGCAGTCAATGAATATCTGGGGTAAGAGTCTCAAGTCACCAGAGCAAGCAGCAGGTATCTTAGTGCAGGTTGCTAACCAGTCTAATGCGTCTATCGAAAGTATGCAACAAGCTTTATCGAGCATTGGACCGACTGCAGCATCTGCTGGTTACAGTATGCAAGATACAGCTAACGCTATTGGCTTGCTTACTAACACTGGTATGAGTTCAGCACAAGCAGCTGATAACTTAAATCATGCGATCGTACAAATGCAATCACCAACTAAAAAATCTCGTGGCTACATGGAAGAGTTAGGTATTTCTTTCCGTGACGCAGAAGGTAACATGAAACCTATTCCACAAGTTGCCAGTGAGCTTTCTGGAGCGCTTAAAAATCTTGGCAAAGAGCAACAAGATGCTGCTTTAAAAGCTATGTTTGGCCAAGATGGTATGAAAGTTATGCGTACACTTATGAAAGCTGTTGCTGACGAAACAGATAACACAACAACTAGTTGGAATGCTGCAGCTAAAGCAATCGAAGAGTACGCAGGATCAACAAAGACTGCAAACAAAAACTTAGACAAACAGGCTAAGGAAATGCAACAAAACGTTGGATCATCACTTGAACAATTAGGTGGTAACTGGGACAACTTGATGAAAACGTCAATGGCTGGAGCTAAGAAGATAAATGGCGCTTTGATTGGTTCTGGAAATGATTTTCTGCAATGGGCCACAACTTCTAACGAGTCAACAGCGAAGGCTATTCGTAGCTTTATCGGACTTAGCCCTGCAATTGGAACAGCTATGACGGCTGTTGGTGGCTTTCTGACTAATGCGCAAAAAATCGGGGGTGCATTGAGCGGTGGCATTAGAGCAATCAAATTATTTGGTAGTGGTGTAGGAAGTTTTGTTAACGTTTCAAGAGCTTTAATTGGAATTGCAAAAGGATCACAATCAGCGTTATTGGCGTTACAAATGCTAGCAAAAACGTCAATTATCGCTAAAACAGCATTGTTAGCATACAACGTTGTAGTGAAAATAGCGACAGCTGTACAAGCCGCATTTAATGCTGTTATGGCATTAAACCCATTTGTATTGATAATTGCTGCGATTGCTGCAGTTATCACTGCTCTGGTATTGTTTTTTACCAAAACGAAAATGGGTCAGCAAATCTGGGCTAGCTTTGTTTCTTGGTTGTCAGATGCTTGGAACAAGTTGAAAGAACTTGCGTCTGTTGTTTGGGAGGCAATAGTACAAGCTTTTTCAAGTGCTGTCGATAAGGTGAAAAGCGCTTGGAATGGTATTGTAGAATTCTTTTCTAATCTTTGGCAAGGGATCGTTGATTTTGCTGTCCCTATTTGGAATAGCTTTTTAGAAGCGATCGCACCAATTATCGACGCTTTCAAAAACTTGTGGGATGCGTTGAAAGAGTTCTTTGTTACACTGTGGCAAGCTATTGTTGATCTTGCAGTTAATATTTGGAATGGCTTGGTTGAATTCATGACACCAATCATTGAAGCGATTAAGACTGCTTGGAATACAATGACAGAGTTTTTCTCCAATCTTTGGCAAGGGATTGTTGAAATAGCAACGACTGTTTGGCAAAGCATTGTTGCTTTCATGACGCCAATTATTGAAACAATAAAAATGCTTTGGAATGGCTTTTCCGAATTTATGTCTGGGTTGTGGCAATCAGTAGTTAATGTGGCGACAAATGTTTGGAATACACTTGTATCAGTAGTCACAAGTGTTTGGGAAAGTATCAAGTCGTATGTTCAAATGGCTATCACAAGTTTGGGTGAAACGATACAAACAGGTATTACAACTATTCAGACTACTTGGTCTAATATTTGGAATACTATTGTATTGATTGCTCAAACAGTTTGGAATAACATAGTTACGATTATTTCAGCTGTTCTTAATGCTTTAGCTGAAATAATTCAAGCGGCTACAGAAGCTATCAAAGGTAATTGGCAAGGAGCTTTAGAACATCTAAGAAATGCTGCGGATACTATTTGGGATGCTATTAAATCAGTGATCGAATCAACACTTTCAGTAATAAGAAGCATTATTGAAGGTATCTTGAATACGATCAAAGCTATTGTTACTGCTGTTTGGGAAGCTATCAAGAGTGTGACGTCTAGTATTTGGGATGGGATTAAATCTGTCATTTCAAATACAATAGACACTATTAAGTCAACAATTTCAAACACAATGGAGAATATAAAAAGTGCATTTTCTCGTGGATGGGAAACTGCAAAGCAAGTGACGTCCGACGGTATCAAAGGTGCTTTAGACGCTGTTAAAAGAGTTGCAAGTGATATGGTAAGTGCTGGTAAAGATTTTGTTATGGGATTTGTTAGAGGTATCAAAGGCGCTATCGGAAAAGCTGTTAGTGCTGCTGTTGATATGGCTAAAAGTGCATTCGATTCTGCAAAGAGAGCTTTGGGTATTAACTCACCTTCTCGTGTAATGCGTGACAAGGTAGGGCGCTTTGTTCCAGCTGGTTTAGCGGTTGGTATGATTGATAACCTATCAATCGTTGAAAAAGCATCAGACAAGCTAGCAGAAGCTTCTATGTTCGCTGTCCCGGCAGTTGATACAACAGACTTCACAAGATCACTAACAGCGGTCAACGGAAAGCTTACAGGTAGTGTAGATAGCAATTTGACTCACGAATTAAGCTTGAATCAGCAACCAGCTTATATTAACGTTTCGCTCGGCGGGACTGATTACGGTGCTTTTGTTGCAGATATTAGCCGTGAACAAGGATCACAAGCTAGTTTGACTCGTAACTATAAATTCTAAACAAAAAGGAGGACGACAAGCGCCCCCCTTTGAAATTTAGTTCGTTTGTGCTATCATTAACGTGTAGTTAAGGAATTACACGATAGCTGGGTCATGCTATCAAACAGAACTTTCGGTGTTTCGACCCGAGCACATGGCCGTGTGCTCATAGCAAACACCGTAGACAAAAATTGGGATAAAAAAATCACCCGTTTCGTCGGTATTTGCACATGAGGGACATGCGCAATCTCAATTATAACAAAAATCAAAGTCAGTTGATACTCATACCTTGATGTATCTACTGACTTTTTTGTATGGAGGAAATAATTATGTATGATTTTAGAGATTTACAACCACGAGCAGAGCCTAGCTCGTCTTTGCCACTTGAAGCGATCTGTTATGCGGGTAAGTGGCTAGATCGTGAAATTCCAGAATTCGAAACTTTAGTTGTAGAAGGTCGTGGTGGTTTTGAACGGCAAATAAACGCTCCTGAACGTGTTGGAGACGGTAGCCTATATCTTAACTCACGTATCAAGGAACGAAAAATCACAGTTACTTTTAGATTGCTGTGTAATACGATCGAACGATATAACGAAGTCTTGGCTAAGTTAAATCAATTGACGTATGCAGCTAATGTTGAAGTTAAGTTTGCTGATGAACAGGGTTATCACTATATCGGTACGATCGAAAGTATCAGTTTAGATAAGCCGTTATTTAGCACGACTGGAAAAATCGAGATCGTTTGTGCTGACCCGTATAAATACAGTTTGCCAAAAACGATTGAAATTACTGGAACATCAACAAGTATTTTAGATCCCGAACTAACGTATCAACAAATACCAAAACTTATTGAGTTTACACCAAATAGCACTATTTCTAAATTTGAAATGCGTACCAATGCTTCTAAGGTATTTACTTTCAATGAAACTATCGGAGCTGGAACAAAATTGACGATCGACTTTACAAAATTGGCTGTCAAGCTCAACACGACTCAGCATTTGATGGGGTTGAAGCTATCGTCTAACTTTAGTGATTTTTATATTCAAAATGGAACAACGATCACACTCAATGCTATTGGAAAATTTAAAATGATTTACGAGGTGAAGCGCTTATGATCATGTACCTACTTGATAAACAACAAAATATCATCAAAGCGATTTCTGATGGGATTATCGAAGCAAAGATGACAGAAGAGATCAACGCAGCGGATAAATTGTCGTTTAGCTTAGTTCAAGATAAGCGTTTAGCAAACAGTATCTATTTTGTCTGCATTCCTGCAACCCGTGGGGATGCTTTTTTGATGTTTAAAATCATTTCTGAAAGTGTCAAAGATGATCGCATTGAATACACATGTATTGAGTCAGCTTATGATGAATTAAAAAGTTATGCATATATCAAAGATGTTAGACCGCAAGATAAAACGGCTAGTGAGATGTTGCGAATTGCTTTGAATGGAACACGTTGGGAAGTTGGATATAGCGAAGAAACCACACGAAAACGGACGAATTTTTACTACATTTCAACACTGGAAGCTATTCAAAAAGTTGTGGAGCTGTTTAAGATCGAACTAACATTTACAGTTATTATTGATCCGATCACAAACAAAATTGCTAGACGACAAGTTAATTTATACAGCCAGCAAGGAGAACGTACAGGCAAGCGTTTTGAGTATGGATCTAATCTGTTGAGTGTGACTCGTGAAGAATCAAGCGAGGATCTTGTTACGGCGCTTGTAGGACGTGGGAAAGGCGAACAGCTAGATGATGGTAATGATGATACTGTTGATGGTTATGGTCGCCGTATCATGTTTACTGATGTTATCTGGAGTAAGGCAAATGGTCATCCAACAGACAAACCTGCTGGGCAAGATTATGTTGAAGATAAGGAAGCAACTAAACTTTATGGTTTTGATGATGGTAAACCACGCATTGGTATTGCTGTGTTTGAAGATATTGAAGATGTTAATCAGCTGATCAATGCAACGTGGGCAGCATTGCAAGTAGCTAAACGACCTAAAGTATCTTTTAAGGCAAGCGCATTAGATATTGGAGATCTTGGCCTAGGTGATACAGTTGCGATTATCAGACATGAGTTGAACATTGAATATTTCACCCGTGTCTATAAAGTAGAACATGATCTATTGGATAAAAATAATAATGTGATCGAGCTGGGCGATGACTTTAGTGAAAAAAGTCTAACAAATTACGTTGCATCAGTCAAAGAAGCTCAAGAAGAAACGTCACGAGTGGCTAATATCGCTTTGACGTCAGCAAATGGAAAGAACAAAAATTTTTATTCTAATGTCAAACCAACGATTGCATCTGAGGGTGATAATTTATTTCTTGATCTTGGGAACGGTGAAACAGAATATTATGTTTGGAAAAATGGAAACTGGGAACTTATCTTAAGTACAGCTGAGTTGAATACCACTAAAAAAGAAGTTGATAAAGCACTATCGGACATTGAAGATGTAAGATCACAAGCAGATCAAGCATTTAACAACGCAAAAAATGCGCAATATTCAGCAGATAGTGTTTATCGATCCTTCATGGATCTTCAAAAAAATTCTGCTACTCAAGATACTGTTGATTATTACTACAAAGAATTGGCAGATAGTATTTCCGCAAAATACAATCAAGTTCATAATGAGATGCAATCATCATTTGACGGTTTAATGCCCGTGATAAATGATGCAATAAACAATGCGACAGATGCTAAAAAACAGCTTAACAATGCTCTTTCTGAAGTTGGGCGAATTGATTATTCGATGAAAGCTTTGCAATCTAGCTATGCTAATTTGAACGGCGAAATATCGCAAACAAAGCAAACAGCCAATCAGATATCAACTAAATTAGCGAATACTCAGGGAGATATCACTAAGTTAGTTACTAAGGCAGGTAAACTTGAACAGCAGTTACTTAGCAAAGTTGATACGACACTCTTTGAAAATTTTAGAGAAGCAACAAGTAGAGAGTTGAAACAACGTCTGACGGCTACCGATTTGAACGGCTATGTTAAGTCGACAGAATTGGTTCAGACGGCGAATGGTATTCGAGCAAGTGTATCAGCGGTTGACGGTAAGCTCAATGATTTAAAAATCGGTGGAGCAAATCTAATACCTAATTCAAATGCAAGTGAAACAGGAGCAGTTGCATGGACTGGAACTCGTCTATTTACCCATCCATTTTACTTTAATAGTACTAAAAATATGTTTAATGTTGATAATTCAACTAACCTAATTACCGCTGCTGTTAGTCAGCGCTTTGCGATCAAGCCTAATACGCAATATACACTTAGTTATGTTGGCTTTATGTCTGTAAACAGTGGAGGCTATAATATCTTCTTACGTGGCAGAAAAGGCAATGTCGCTAAAGAATCACAATTTATTCAAGGCGGTAGATTGTCTGTCTCAAGTGCGGAGTACAAGCATGTTACATTTACAACAGGTGATATTGACAATGCTGAGCTTGCATTTAATGTTGATGGATCTACCAACGGTAATGTTTCTAACTTCTTTTTCAATGAAGTCATGTTAGTTGAAGGGAACAAAGATCTAAGATGGGGACCAGCGCCTAAAGATGTCGAAAATAGATATGCTAGTTTAAATATTGAAGTTGATAAGATCAATGCAGTTGTTGCAAATAAGGCGGACAGATCATACGTTGATCAGCGGGCTAATGAGATAGGCTCTATCGTTGCTAATAAAGCTGATATGTCTTATGTGAACCAAAAGGCTGATCAATGGCAATTAGAACTAACTAACTTAGCTATTGGTGGAACTAACTTACTAGCAAAAACGAGTTCAGAAATGGAAATTATTTTAGCGCCGACAGTAGGTTATCAAGAAGGTGTTAGATATAATACGACTAAAAATATTGACAAAGAAACGTATACTCTATCTTTTGAGGCTAAAGCATATTATAGTGGGCAAAAGATAGCCAACTATTTTTGGTATGGTGATCTTGGTGGAAATAATACCGTCGAGCGTGTGATCGAGTCTAATGGCGTAGAGCGCACCAATCCATTGGATGGCTTTTGGGAAGTCACATTGACAAATTCTTGGAAACGCTACTGGATCACTTACAAAGTGAGACCAGAAGAATTTAAAAAATCTGTGATCGTTGGACGTAGGTTTGTTGGCTCATCTCCTAAGCCTCGAGGAAGTGTGTTTATTCGCAACGTGAAGCTTGAGCAAGGAAGCAAACCAACAGATTATTCACCAGCACCAGAAGACACAACTGTGGCGATCACAGCAGTAAAAAATGAATTAAATACTGCTATCAATTTACGTGTTCAAAAAAATGAATTACTATCACAGATCAACTTGCAAGCTGGACATACCCTTATTCAGTCTAAAAAAATCTATCTTGATGCTGAAACGGTAGCATTTAGTGGTAAAGCATTCATTCCTAATGCAGCGATCGTTGATCTAAGAGCAGATAAAATAACGGCGGGGACGTTGAATGCGTCTAAAGTATCAATCATTAATCTTGATGTAAATCGGTTAACTGGTAATAAGACTGAGTTTGTAAAATCGTTTTGGCGTAGTGCTTACGGCAATTATGTCAATATTGATTACAGCGGGATGCGAGTCACTTATGGTAATACTACAACGGAATTTAATAGTCACGGAATGGAGATCACAGCTGTTGGAGAGTCGATCGGAGGTATTGGTTGGCAAGGTATGAAAAATATGCCCCCGAATTATCAAGGACTTCTTTTTTGGCTTGATGGTGGCGGTGATTATATGGCTTGGGCTGCGAGAAATAATGGAAACTATAATATGAATCCATTGATAAAACTTTCGTGGTATCGGAAAGAGTGGACCCCACCTAACAGCAATGCAGGTTTTAATTTTGATGATACTGTTACATTTAACGATATCGTATATCCGTCAGGAAAACCAAGTGACGGAATGGCACTAAGGTTTTTTACGACTAATTACAATGGACATAGCTATCCAACTATTGGTTCAGCTTCGACGAAGTCAGGAATAATGTTCGGTGATTGGGATCTATTCTTGATTTTTAACGATAAAGTGATTCCTTTACAAGGCTGGAAAATACCTGTAAGTCTTGATCAAGGGCGAGTATCATATTACAAAGAAATTGAATATTAGAATTACGAGAGGTCTATTATGAATACAGTAACATTTACAAATGGAGAATTATCAATTATCAAAAATTTCTTAAATGGCATTAAAGTCAGAGGAAAAGCTAGCCGTGGTCGTTCAAAGCTGTTAAAGCTTTTAGCTAAAAAGGAACAAGAGTTGAATGACGACTTAAATGATGTGCGTAAACCTTATTTACTTCTTGGGGATAATGGCGAACCACTGATTGAAGATAATAACGTTAAATTTAAGGACGAAGAAGCTAGAGAAAAAGTAACAGCTGAGATTATTGAATTATTTGACGAAAAAGCTGTGATCGACATCACAGAATACCATGATAAATTACATGCTTTATATGATGCATTGAATGAATATGAGTATGATTTATCTGGTGATGACGCTAATGCATATGATTTATTGCTGGATGAATTGGAAAAGATCAAGGAGGACAAATAACATGTTAAAAAAAGAAAAAACACTCAATTTAACGGGACGATCATTGGTCAATGGTACTGATGTAGTACGTTTTGATGCTCGATTATCATCGACTGGCGGGACTACAACGATCAATACGTATGTTAATGATCAAGAACTTTATGAAAAAAATCGACGTGAAGTACGGAAAGATATGAATGATTTTCGTCAATATGTATTTGACCAAGAAGATGAGTTGTTTGATGATGTGAAAACAGATGAATCTGATACAACGGCCACAGAATAATTCATGGTGTTGGGTGGGAGTGGCGGAGAAAGGATGAGACCATGATCAAAAATTTAAAAAAGAATCGTTTTTGGTTATTTAAAGCGTTAGAGACTTATGCTCTGGCGCTTTATTTTATTGTCAAACGTAGTTCAGGGATATTTAGTTTAGACGGATATGGATATCTTGAAGTTTTAGATGATCCGCCGTTTGTTTTTTTACTTGCGGCAGTAGGGACGGTGACTTTGGTCTATGCTTTATGGGATGTTAAACATCTGTTTTATCGTCCTGTGATGACGGGATTATTAACAGGCGTGTGGCTGCTATTTTTCTTGTCATTTGCGATCACAGATGCATTAGTTGGTGTCTATATTGGTTTTCCCGGAATTTTTGCATTTTTCGTACTGACTGAAATGGTGACTGAGATTTTTGCGAAAGGGTGGTAAGATGAGCGACCAAGTACTTGTGGCCGTGATCAGTGCTTTGGGATCTGCCTTAGTCGCATGGATCACGGCACACGAGAACAATAGACAAAAAATGGATAAGCTCGAAAAGAAAAGCGAGTTAGAGAAGTTGCAAGAAGAAAACACTCGATTAAAAGAAGAACTAGAAAGGAAGAATTGTGATGAAAGTAGCAAATGATGTGATCGATTGGTTGATCTCAAGTGGTGCTTTAGTAAGTTTTATTGCTTTTGCTTGGGCTTATGTAAAACCTTGGCTTGAAGCTAAGGTAAAGACAAATGAAGCTAAACAATCAGCTTTAGCATGGGAATTACTAGAAAAGGTTGCTACAACAGCAGTAGAATCATTAGTCAGCCAAAATTTGGATGGCAAGACTAAATTTGATCTAGCAACTAAGAATGTCCAAATGGCTATGCAATCAGCAGGTTTTAAAGTTAATGATGAAGCTGCACAAACAGCAGTACAATCAGCTTATGAAAAGTCAGAACTAACACCAACAGTAGAAATCAAGGAGGACAAATAATATGGTTAATTTAGTAGCAGATGTTGCATCTTATCAACCAGATACGTTAGCGTTTTTCCAAGCAATGAAAAATGCAGGCGTTAAAGCGGTAATTGTCAAAATCACACAAGGCTCTAATCCGGGAGATGCTTATGTTAACCCTAAAGCACGCAATCAAATCAAATATGCTCGTCAAGTAGGTTTGCTAGTTCATGCTTACCACTATGCTAAATTTCATGGTGTGGCAGACGCTAAAGCAGAAGCAGCATGGTTTGTAAAAAATGCTCGTGATCACGGTATTGGGCCAGAAAGTGTAATGGCACTTGATGTTGAAGATAAAGTCAACAAGTGGGAGGTAACTGAAGATAGCAATGCGTTCTTACAGTATGTTAAAGACGCTGGCTATCCTAATGTTGATTTATATACTGGTGCAAGTTGGATCTGGGCTAAGCGTGTTGATCGTAATCGATTGATTGCCAAAAATCTATGGATCGCTTCTTATGGGGTATCTCAACCGGGAGTCGATAATGTAGGTACCTGGCAATTTAGAAGTGATTATCCGGTTGGTGGAGAAGGTATCGATATGAGTTATGATTTTAGTGGTTTCTATACTAACGCTAAAGTTACAGCTAACTCACAAAGTGTCATTAACACACCAGCACCACAACCAATCGCAGTGCCTGATAAGTGGGTCGATACGCTTGGTGCTACTTGGATTAAGGAAAATGGGACATTTACGTCTAATACAGCAATCAACTTGCGTTGGGGTGCTACATTGCAATCTAGCAAGTTAGCTGAGCTTCCAGCAGGTAGTGAAGTTAAATATGATGCATACTCAATCAGTAATGGCTTTGTATGGATCAGACAGCCACGAGGCAATGGACAATACGCTTATTTGGCTACAGGACGTGCATATGACGGGAAGCGTCTTGACAGATGGGGTTCATTCAAATAGCAGAGGCAATTATGTGAATAGTGCCTGTTAAGAAGTTTGTGAAGATGAAAGCTATCACTGCTGAACAGTATGAAGCGATCACTGGCAAAAAATATGAATAGCTAATTTAAGCGCCTCGCTCGATTTTTCGGGCGGGGCGCTTTTTTGTGTTCAATTATATAAAATTGCCCGTTTGGATATGAAAATAACCGGCAAGTCAGTCAAAAAGTCAGTCACGATTGTGCATTTAATCGTAAGTTGCTGATATATCAAGTTTTTTAAGTGCGTATTTTAAAGAGTCATATTTTTAGCTTAAAATTTGGGACAAATCAGCTCTTAGTACGCTAATATTTCGAAGTCTGTTATAATAAATACGTATGAAAAAATGAAAGGGGTTACTTATTATGAAACTCGGGATCATTGGTACTAATTGGATCACTAAGCAATTTGTTGAAGCAGCAGAAGCTACAGGTGAGTTTACTTTAACCAGTGTATATTCAAGGAAAGTAGCCACAGCGCAAAAATTTGGTGCAGATTTCAAAAATGTAACAGAATATTTTGATAATTTAAATGAATTTTTTGAACAAGGTACTTTTGAGGTGGTCTACATTGCATCGCCGAATAGTTTGCATTTTGAACAAACCTTACAAGCCTTAAAAGCCAAGAAGCATGTGATCGTTGAAAAGCCTATGTGTTCTAACCCAGCAGAGCTCAAAGTCTTACAGAAATATTTGCATCATCATCCAGAACTTTATTGCTTTGAAGCAGCTAGACATTTTCACGAGCCAAATTTTCAAAGTGTCAAACAAGCAGTCAAAGAGCTACCTGTGATCCAAGGGGCTAATTTGACCTATAAAAAATATTCCTCGCGTTATGATCAATTTTTAGCGGGAGCAGAACCAAATGTCTTTTCGCCTAAGTTTTCAGGTGGAGCTTTGCAAGATCTAGGGGTATATCTTGTCTATGATGCGATCAGTTGGTTTGGGATCCCAAAAGATGTCCATTATTATCCAGTAAAATTACGTAATGGGATCGATGGCTCTGGGACAGCCATTTTGAACTATCCGAGCTATGATGTAGTCTTAAATGTTGGTAAGACAGCCAATTCATATCTGCCTGGTGAAGTTTACGGACTAAAAGAGACGATCGTGATGGATAATGCGGCTGAATTACAAAAAGTGGAATTGGTCGATGCCACAGGAAATGGTACAATGTTATCAGTGGATCCGGCTAAAAATCCAATGTTGGCTGAAGCAAAAGCTTTTGGAGCGGTTTTACGAGATACGGATTCACTGCAAAATAAGCAGTTACAGCAGGAGTGGTTAGCCGTAGCCGTTGAAGTAAATCATGTCTTGTATAAATTACGTCAAAGTGCAGGACTTGCTTTTCCGGCTGATGAGGTCGACTACTGAGAAAGGTAAGTATGAATCCAAAATTTGAGAATTATTTTAAAGAACAAGGCTTTGAAGCCCTAACACCGATCCAAGCGGAAGTTGCACCATTACTAGCGCAGGAGAAGAGTGTGTTGGGGTTGGCTCCAACTGGTTCGGGTAAGACTTTAGCCTACGCTTTGCCATTATTAGAACAACTTTTACCTAAGGATGGTACGCAATTATTGATCTTAGCTCCATCGCAAGAGTTGGCAGCCCAGTTGACTAATGTGATCCGCCCATGGGCTAAGTTACTTGAGCTAAATGTCTTATCTTTGATAGGTGGTGCAAATGTCAAACGCCAGATCGAAAAATTAAAAAAGCGACCTGAAGTTGTGATCGGGACACCAGGCCGATTATTGAACCTGATCAATGATAAGAAATTAAAATTGCATAAATTAGAGGCGATCGTGATCGATGAGGCAGATGAATTGTTGGGTGAAGCTGAAACACTAGCTGATTGCCGTGAGATCATCACACATGCGCCTAGAGCGGCAGCTGTTTCGTTTTTTTCAGCCACTAAAGCTCCGATCTTATCGGAATTACATCGCTGGTTTGGGATCGAGCCAACTGTGATCGATGTTCGCCAAGTTGATCATACTCGAGGTCAAGTGGAGCATTATTTGTTAGAAGTTCCACAAAGAAAGCGCGTCGATGCTTTACGTAGGTTGGCACAGTTAGACGATTTTTGCGCTCTAGTCTTTTTCAAACAAACCGCTGAATTAAATGATGCATACGAAAAGTTAAAACATGCACATGTTAACGTTGCACGTTTGCATAGTGAACAGCGTCAAGTTGAACGGGAACAAGCTTTACGTCAATTGCGAAAAAGAGAAGTTGCGTTGTTATTGACCACAGATGTAGCGGCTAGAGGATTAGATATTCCAGGGCTACCTGCTGTCGTGAACTATGATCTGCCTAAAAATGTCAATACGTATATTCATCGAGTTGGACGTACGGGGCGAATGGGTGCTGATGGGACCGTCATTAATATCGGTAATGAACGCGATCTGCGGATGTTTAAGCAATTGGTCAAAGAAAAGGGCTATGAACTAGAGCCAGTCTATCTTTATCAACGTCAACTAGTTACAGATCAAAATGAGTTAGCTGAGTTAAAGAAACAAGCGCCAAGTCGACCAGTTCGTAAAAAGCCAAGTAAACCAGTAACTCAAGCTGAACCTGCTAAGAAAAAACGGAAAAAGAACCGTAAACGTGACCAAAAAAATAAAGGAAAACGTAAGAAAAGTTAGATAACTGGTGCAAAGAAGATAAAGTGATATACTGAGAATAAAGCTAGCAGAAAGAGGAAGAGCAGATGGAAATTTCAATGAATTTGAATGTTTCAGCCGAATACTTATTTCAGCGTTTGTTGGATACGCTCCTGTATGATATCAAGCAAGAAACAGGACGCGAATTGACTGTGGCTGAGTTATCTGATTTAAGCTATGCTACTAAGTTAGATCATCAGACCAAAGCTCAACTCAAGGTCATCAAGTTGATCCCAGATCGCAGTTATCATTTGCAGATCGAAACAGATCATTATGTGAAAAAAGAAGCTTATGAATTGACACCGTTAGCTAAAGATCAAGTTAAAGTTGATTATCGTGAAGAAAGTTTGGTCAAAAAGCAGACTTCTAAACTACAAATTAAGATCTTTTCACCTTTAGCTGAGTGGATCAGGCGACATAATTTCATGAAATTACTAAAAGAGATCGAGGTCGGTTACTAGGATCATTGACTTTAGAAGTAATTCTTCCTATAATAGAATAGTCGTTTTTAATGACTATTCTATTTTTTGCGCTTGTAGCTCAGCAGGATAGAGCAACCGCCTCCTAAGCGGTAGGTCATCGGTTCAATTCCGATCAAGCGCATTGCAATACCTTATAAAATAAGGGTTAATCGGCTTTTTGTCCCCCAAGAGAGCAAAAATTTTTTATAGAATTTTTTTGTTCTCTTTTTTTGTAGAAAAATTATTTAACAAATCTTCAATATGATCATCTGATTTAGCTTTAAATTCATCGATCAAGTAAGAATATTTTCTAGTAGTTGTCGTTAAGTCTGCATGACCTAATCTTTTACTTATCGCATATACTACATCAACGCCCTAATACAAAAGTAGCGCAACATGCGAGTGTCTAAGACTGTGAAAATGCTGGAAATACCTGCTTGTTTTTGGCATATCTAGATTTTGATATGAAAGATAATATTTTGATCTATCCAGTCATAGTTACTGAATGCAATGACGAGGCAGGGCATTATTATGGTGTAACATCGCCTAATATACAAGGTATGGTAACTGATGGAAAAACATTAACTGAAGCTATAGAGCACGCAGAAGATGCTATTGCAACTATGATCTCTGATACCGAATATCCTGCGGTACAAGATCCACGCAGTTGGGAATTGGAAGAAAATGATAGCATTATGTGGGTAACGGTAAATATGCGTAGATGGCTCAATGACTATGGCAAGACAGTTCGACGTAATGTGACAATTCCAGAGAGCTTAAATGAATGGGCCAAGCTAAATAATGTCAACGTATCAAAGGTTACGACTGAAGCTTTAAAAGAATTGGCTAATATTTAAAAAGCAAACAACAAGCGAACGTTTGGCGAACTCATAACAAACTACTATCATGCTATTATGATAAGTGTTCCAGAAAGTTTTAGTGCTATGTTGTTTTGTATGACTCCAAAACTGAGTTCGATTATTTATTTTGAAAACATCTTGGATGCTTAAAGCATGACGTGCTAAAGCGTCGCTAAACAAGTGCGCGATAAGTCCTTGCCACGTAAAACGCCGAGTGTGGCAAAATGGCCCATCTAGTGAGTGTGCTGGTACAATTCCAGCGAGGACCTTGAATATTAATATCAACCTAAGTCAGCTACAATAGCTGGCTTTTTTTGATTTGCTCAAAATTAACTGGAAGTAAAAGGATTTATGTGACTCTAACTAAGAATGAACGACTAAAATACATAACTTTTTATGGTAAAAACGGGCAGAGATTAAAACAAATAGATTTGTTTAGCCCGGCACATACTGTAGATGGCAAAAAAGTTGCAACACCACATACGCATTTGGGGTATTTACATTTGGAGGGTGGTACCAGAGAACGTATGACTGTTGCTGAAAGTAAACTTATTGAAAAAGTGCTCAATATGTGGGAAAATCATATGGGAAAGTTATAGTTTATGTGAAAAAACACGGCTATACTTTTAGTCTAGTTGGATTCAGGTGTAAATCCTGTTAACTTTCTAAGGACATCAGAAATGGTGTCCTTTTTTTGTACTAAAAATTAGGAGATAATATGAAGTGACCTCCTAAATTGTCAATTCTGGGATTTAGACTCATAATAACGTTAGAAAAACAAAACATTAATGGGTCATTACCCTATGACAATAGGAGGTCACTATGAAAACTATAGCTTATCTCGGAATGGATGTCCACAAAGATACCTTCAACTTATGTGCATTAGATGGGACAACAGGTGAGATCTTAGGAGAAACTCGTTGCGCTTCAGATGTAAAATTAGTAAAAAAATAGCTAGCAATCACAAAGGAGAAATTCAAGTCAAAGCAGGATATGAGGCTGGATGTTTGGGGTACTCGCTCCACGATCTTCTCGAAAAACAAGGGATCGACTGTGATATTTTAGCACCAACAACGATGTACAGCTCTTCAAAAAATAAGGTCGTAAAAAACGATCGTCTTGACGCCAAAATGATCGCACTCAATTTGGCAAATAATACGTATAAGCCAGTCTACGTCCCTGACGAAGAAGATATTTGCGTTAAAGAATATATTCGAATGATGAAAGATTTCAAGACATCGTTGAAGAAGATCAAACAACAGGTCAAAGCATTTTTATTACGCCATGGATTGGTTTATGACGGGAAATCTAGTTGGACGCTTGCCCATCTGAAGTGGTTAAAGGGTTTGAAGCTAACAGGTTTATTGAAAGAAACGCTGGAAGAATACCTATTACAGTATGATGTGTTGACAGATAAGATCGAACGCTTTAGCCAAAGAATAGAAGAATTATCTCATGAAAGAAGATATAAGAAACCAGTGGCACAATTACGTTGCCTAAAAGGAGTTGATACAACAACAGCGATGATGATACATGTAGAGATCTCGGATTTTACAAGATTTCCAAATGCCAAGGCATTCACAGCTTACTTGGGATTGACACCAAGTGAACATTCAAGTGGAGAAAAAATTTATCGTAATGGGATCACAAAACAAGGAAATACGACAGTAAGGTCGACCTTAGTTGAATGTGCGAATGCATTAGTAAAAGGAACGATCGGAATAAAGTCAAAGAGAGTGAAGGCAAGGCAAAAAGGTCAAGCAAGTAAAGTGATCGCATACGCAGATAAAGCAACTGAACGCCTACAAAGAAAATATCATCGTATGATGTATCAAGGCAAACCCAGAAATGTGGCAATAACGGCAATAGCTCGAGAATTAGCGTGCTTTATCTGGGGAATAGAGACGAAGCAAATAGATTAGAAAAATTAAGGAGAGAGGAATGGAGTGAACAGTAGATAGTAGTTTAGAACAAAAAATGAATTGATGGCATAGAAAAGCTCCAGAGATAGACAGAGGTCTGGCTATCTACGATCCACCTCTTTTGGCACAGATTTTTTTGAAGGACTAGCTATCTAGAAAAAAGTAAGGTCTGTGATCCATGTATGGAGATTATAAGAGCCTAACGACGGACCATTAACCTGAGGTAACCAATCCACGAATAACAGAGTGGTTGACTGTCGAAAGATCTTATTCTGGAGTTTTTGTATGCCATCAAGGGAATGTTTTTATGAGTAAATTTACTATTGACAAAAGTCACTTCATAACAGGTGGGTGATATGAAGTGAGTCGCATTGAAGATGCTGAAAAAGACTACTTATCTGGGATGAAGTATAAGGACATCGCCGAAAAGTATGGCATGTCACTCAACACTGTCAAATCTTGGAAAAGTCGCAATGGTTGGCAAAGGGATGCAACCAAGAAAAAGGGTGCACACAAAAAGAGCAAAGTTGCACAGGCAAGAAGTCCAGATGTGATCGATGAGCTAGTTGAAAATGACGAGCTAAAAGACCGTCAGAAAGCCTTTTGTCTGTATTATTTGTAATGTTACAATGCTACTTGGGCGTATCAAAAAGCGTACGGTGCTGACTATCCAACAGCAATGACAAACGGACCTAGATTGCTCAGAAATGCTCAGGTAAAAAAGCAACTTACAGAGTTAAAAAAACTCTAGTCATCCGGCGTCAAGGCCAGCGTGTGCCCCCATTCAAGGGAAGATAGTCAATATCGTCCCGAAAGAAAGCTCAAGATACGATCCGAAATATCCTAGCATCTATGATCACGGTTATGGCAAAGCAAGCGGGTGCTTTGGTATAAAATGTGGTCATAAGTTGTATCCGTATATCAAGGGTGTGTCGCATAATTTCCAAAAGCAATACGATCCTAAAGAAGCAATCGAAAAACAAAAGATCCGACAAAAGCAACGCTACTATGAGTGCAATATCAGACATCTCAAGTATGACTTGGATCTTGCTAGACGCCAAAATGATGTATCAAGCGATCAGAGGCTATCAAGCTAAGTTACGTGAGATAGTGAAAGCTAATGACTTCTTGACACGGCAGTACAATCGTGAACAAATAATTTCACCAAATAGGGCAGTAATTGAGCAATTTAGGCGAGATGTAAGGTATAATATGGCTAGAAAGAAGGTTACCGATAAAGCTTCCACTCCGATAAGCAAGCCAGAACTGAATAAGACAACTAAAAATTTCAGAAAATCTGGTGGGAAGATCTTTAGTGGCCCAGAAGTAGACGAACGACTCAAAAATATTGGAGCAGAAGCCTCTATTATCGGTAATGACATTATGATGATTTCCTCAAAAGCTGGTAGGGCAGCAATTCGCGAAGAATTGATCCGTATTAAGCAAGCGAGATATTACGGCGCGCCTTCGAGTGATGAAGATGTCTTTTTAAGAGAAATCGAAGCAGGTAAGATTTTACTAAAAAATGCAACCAAGTGGAAATTGATACATAAAGAAATTGAAGATACCAAACTTTTGATAAAAAAATATACAAATGATTTAAACAAGTTGAAAGGGTGATATTGATGAAAGTGATAGATGTTTTTTATTCGGAAAGTAAAAACATCTCATGTATCTCTGTACGTTATAGAGGTATTAAAGCGGGTCAAAAGATAACTGATGAAAACGGTAATCTATATGAAGTATATGGGCTTAACACAAATGGACGTGCCTTGCTTAATGGTATCACTCAATTACTAGTTCGAGGAGAATTTAAGGGTGATATTGTAAATTTAGTAGAGTCATAAAATAAATCTAAACTTGACCTAAGCAAGTCGTAAAAAGGCTTATTTTTTATGCGATCAGATCAGCGTGGAGCGTTCCACGTAAAATAAATACGTTAGGAGGTATCGCATAATGCAACGAGAATTTTTACAAAACTTAGGACTTAGCGATGAACAAGTTCAAGCTGTTTTGACTCAATATGGCAAGTCAACAAATGAGATCAAAGGTAAACTTGCACAAGCAGAAGAGCAAGTAACTGATCTACAAAATCAAATCAGCGATCGTGATAAGCAATTAAAGAAACTTGAAAAGACTGCGGGCGATGACCAAGAGTTGGCTCAAGAGATCGATAAATTACGAAAGGAAAATGAGCAACGGTCAAAAGACTTTCAAGTCAAAATCACGAAACAAGCTAAAGATTTTGCAATCAGTAATGCATTGAAAGATGCAGGCGCTAAGAATACTAAAGCGACGCTTGCTTTGTTAGATATGGATAAGGTATCTGTCGATGAAGATGGTCAACTATTCGGATTATCCGAACAGTTAGAAAAGCTTCAAAAAACAGATGCCTATTTATTTACACCAAAGCAAGAAGAAAAACAGGAAAAAAGTCCTGTTAGTCTGTTTGCTGGTGGTAATCCTAGTTCTAATGTTCCTAAAGATCCTAAAAATATGTCATTAGATGAGCAAACAGAGCTATATCGTAAAGATCCGGCACAGTGGCAAAGTTTGTTCGGCAACAAATAGGAAGGTGGAATTTTAAATTATGGCAACACATTTATCTGATATGATCATTCCTGAAGTTTTTGGGAATTATGTATTGAATACAGCACTTAAAACTAACCGCTATTTAAAACTTCATAGACTTTAG